ATACGCAATCATGTCCCCTAGAGTGTGGACCGAAATTGTAAGACCAGCAGTATCTGATAAACTAGGATCAGTTTTATTTATTGGAACTCCAATGGGACATAACCAGTTTTGGGAAGTATTTGACTTTGCACAACGTGGTCATAAAGATTGGTATGGAAAGTTATATAGAGCATCTGAAACAGGAGTAATCCCAGATGACGAGTTAGAACAAGCTCGTGCTATAATGACTGAAGAACAGTACCAACAAGAATTTGAATGTTCATTTACAGCAGCAGTATCAGGAAGTTATTACGGAAGATTAATAACTAAAGCAGATAAAGAAGAAAGAATCGGTGAAGTTCCTGTAGACGAAGCAGTAGGTGTAGAAACTTGGTGGGACTTAGGAATTGGAGATTCTACATCAATATGGTTTGCACAAAGAGTTGGAGAAGAAATACATTTAATAGATTATTACGAAACTTCAGGTGAATCATTAGCACACTATGCAGAAATTCTTACAGAAAAAGACTATGCATATAGTAGACATATAGCACCTCACGATATTATGGCTAGAGAGCTTGGAACAGGTAAGTCAAGATTAGAAGTAGCAAATGAATTAGGTATTGACTTTGAGGTAGCACCTAGACTAGAAGTAGATCATGGAATTGAATCTGTTAGAAATACTTTAAAAAATTGTTACTTTGACAGAGTTAAATGTAAACAAGGACTAGATGCTTTAAGACAATACAGAAAGCAATGGGACGATAAGAATCAAGTATTTAAGAACAAACCACTTCATGACTGGTGTTCACACGCAAGTGATGCATTTAGATATGGATGTGTACACGACCCAATTGATACATCAGACTGGGATAAACCAATTAATATAGATACAAAATACGTAGTATGAAAAATAAAGAAAAATCACAAAAAGAAATATTATCAGTAATAAGCAGAGAAATACATAACGCATCAGGATATATTGGTGGAGAACTTGTAGCTAGAAGAAAAAAGTCATTAGAGTATTATTTGGGAGAACCTCTTGGTAACGAACAAGAAGGTAGATCTCAAGTTGTTTCTAATGATGTTTTAGATACAGTAGAAAGTTTAATGCCATCATTGATGAGAATTTTTACAGCAGGTGATAATGTATTTAGTTGTGAAGGTATGGGGCCTGAAGATGAGGAAATGGCTAGACAATGTTCTGACTATTTAAATTATATATTCTATAAAGAGAACGATGGTTTTCTTGCTTTATATACAGCATTCAAAGATGCATTAATCCAAAAGAATGGAATCTTAAAAGTATATTGGGACAATGCAGAAAAAACTGAAAGAGAAGAATATACTAGATTAACTGATGATGAATTTAATGATCTTGTTGCAGATCCAGAAGTAAAAGTTTCAAATCATACTGAGTATGAAGAAGCTATTACAGATGATCGTGGTCAAGAAATTGATAAAATTCCTTTACACGATATAGTAATTCATAGAACAAAATTATATGGAAAGGTTAAAATAGAACCTGTTCCACCAGAAGAATTTTTAATTGAACGTAGATGTAAGTCTATTGATACTGCTAACTTTGTTTGTCATAGAGTGAACAAAACAAGAACAGAATTAGTAGAGATGGGCTATGATAGAGAATTAGTAGACTCATTACCAACTGGTGATGGTGATTATTATTCAGAAGATAAATTTACTAGACATCAAAGCGTAGACTTTTCTCATGGAGAAACTGATGGTGATAAAAGTACACAAGATGTTTTAATTCATGAGTGCTATGTTAGAATGGATGCAAATGGAGATGGTAAAGCAGAACTATTAAAAATTTGTGTAGCAGGTGATGGTAAGAAACTTCTTGATATGGAAGAAATAGATACAATGCCTTTTATATCTATGACTCCAGTTATCATGCCACACAGATTCTATGGAAGAAGTGTAGCTGAATTAGTAGAAGATATACAATTAATAAAATCAACTGTAATGCGACAGATGTTAGACAATATGTATCTAACAAATAATAATAGAGTTGCAGTACAAGATGGACAAGTGTCTATGGATGATCTCTTAACGAATCGTCCTGGAGGAATTGTCAGAACAAAACAACCTCCTCAAAATGTAATGATGCCTATTCAGGCTCAACCCATTACAGAACAGGCAAGTGGTATGTTAGCTTATTTAGATTCTGTTAAAGAAACTAGAACAGGCGTAACAAGACAATCACAAGGGCTAGATTCAAATGCACTAAGCAGTACAGCAACTGGTCAAAACCAAAGTCTAACACAATCGCAAATGAGAATGGAGTTAATTGCCAGAATTTTTGCTGAGACTGGTGTGAAAGATTTAGCCTTAAAGATGTTTGAGCTTACTTGCAAGTATCAGAATAAAGAACAAATAGTAAGAATCAGAGGAAAGTATATTCCTATGAGACCTTACGAATGGAAAGACAGAGTTAATATTACAGTACAAGTAGGATTAGGTACTGGATCAAAAGAACAGCAGTTAATATTGATGAATGCTATATTAGAGAGACAAATGTCAGCAATCAATCTACAACAGAATGTTCATGGCCCAATGGTTAATCTAAGAAATATTTACAACTCTTTGAAAAAATTAGTTGAAAATGCAGGTCTAAATAGTATAGAACCATACTTCATGGATCCAGAAGTAGGAGCAGCTCAAATGCCACCTATTCCTCCGAAGCCACCTACTGAATTTGAGAAGGTGACGTTAGCCCAAGTACAAGGTGAAAACCAACGTGCACAATTAAAAGCTGAGACGGAAGCAAAAGGTTTAGAGGGTAAAATGAGACAAGCACTTCTAGACTATGAACTAGCCATCAAAGAAATGGAATTGAAATACAATACCAAAATTGATGAACTAGAATTGAAACGAAGATCTATGTTAGAACAAACTGATTTACAAAAATCAGGTGATCTAATGAAACAAATGATACAAGGACAACAACAATTCTTTAATAATGGACAAAGAAATACTAATCAGGGAGGGCAAGAGAGCTCAGCAGCTGCTGGACGATCCCCTTCTAAAGAAAGCATTTGAAGATCTTTCTGAAATTTACAGACTAGAGATCTTTAATACAAGTTTCGCAGACGATGATACTCGTAGAAACCTTTGGGTAGCCTTTAATATGGTGGATAAAATCAAAGGACATTTACTAAGTGTTATGTCAAGTGGAAGGCTAGCTCAAGCCGATATAGAGCAATTAAACAAACGAAGTTAATCTAACGAAACTTCAATTTCGTCAACCCATGAAAGGAACGATACAATGGCAGATCCAATACAAGGTGCAGCAGAAAAAATTTCAGGTTTACTGAATCCTCAAGGGGACACTCAAGTACCAGAAACTAAAGCAGAACCTTCAGAGTCAATTCCTGAGACACAGGAAGTTCAAGAGAGTCAATCAGAGTCGAATGAAACTCCAGTAGAACAGACAACTGAAAATACTGAGACTGAAGAAGAAACTACAACAGAATTAGAGACACCAGAACTCCACCGAGTAAAAGTAAGTGGTCAAGAGTTAGAGGTGAGCCTCGATGAACTGAAAGCAGGATATTCTAGAGACTCGGATTATAGACAAAAAACTCATACTTTAGGGATGGAAAAGAGAGATCTTGAAACTCAAAAGAATAGTTTGCGTCAAAATTACGACACTCGTTTATCAGAACTAAACGATTTAATTTCGACAGCTGATCAATTTGTGAAACAAAAACAAGGTGGACAAGACCTTGCTAAACTTTATCAAGAAGATCCTACAGAAGCTTCAAGACTTGACTTTGAATTAAGACAAGAAAGTAGCAGAATAGAATCTTTAAAAGCTAAAGCAAGAGAAGTTCAATCTCAACAATATGAGAGTTACCTTGAAACACAAAAAGAATTAGCTGCAACAAAAATACCAGAGTTTAGCGATCCTAATAAAGCTGATAATTTTAAACTTAGTATGCGTAATACATTACGAGACTATGGTTTTAATGATCAAGAAATAGGAAGCCTTGCAGACCATAGATTTTTAATGGTTGCAAAAGACGCTATGAGTTTTAAATCTAGAACAGATAAAAGACCTATAGCTTCTAAGAAGGTAGCAAATGCTCCCAAGGTTTTAAAAGCTGGTGTTGCTAAATCGGATGTTAGTTCAGGTAGAGAGCAAGTAAGAAATAAAATCAATACGCTAAGAAAGTCTGGTCACATTAAAGATGCCCAGTCTGCTATAGCTGATATGATTAATCTTAAATCTCAACAAAGGAAATAAACAATGGCACAACCAACTAATACGTTTGACACGTATGATTCAGTAGGCGAAAGAGAAGATCTTTCTGACGTTATCTACTCAATCTCACCAACAGATACACCATTTTTAAGTTCTGCTGCTAAAACACAAGCAACTGCAGTAGTTCACGAATGGCAAACAGACGCACTTGCAGCAGCAGCTACTAACAATGCTGTTATTGAAGGTGACGAAGCAACTTTAGACGCATCAACTGCAACAGTTAGACTTTCTAACAGTTCTCAAATTATGGATAAAACTGTAGTTATTACTGGAACTCAAGAGTCTGTAGATAAAGCAGGTAGAGCATCTGAGATCGCTTACCAAATAGCTAAAAAAGCTAAAGAACTAAAAAGAGACATGGAAGCTACTATTACTGGCAACATTGCTGAAGTAGCAGGAAATGCAACAACTGCAAGAAAAATGGGAACTCTTGGAGCTTGGGTTATCACTAATGATGACAAAGCATCTGATGGTACTACAGGATCTGGTGTTGGAAACACTGCTAGAACTGATGGAACTCAAAGAGCTTTCACTGAAGCATCTCTTAAATCAGTAATCAAATCAGTATGGAATGCTGGTGGAGACCCATCTATGATTATGTGTGGGCCTTTCAACAAGCAAAAATTATCAGGATTTACTGGTAATTCTACTAGATTTGACGCTGGTGCAGATGCAACTTTATACACTTCAGTAGACGTGTACGCATCTGACTTTGGTCAACTTCAAGTAGTACCTAATAGATTCTCTAGAGATAGAGACGCTTATGTACTTGATATGGAATACTTCGGTGTTGCATTCTTAAGAGACTTCTCTATGCATGAACTAGCAAAAACTGGTGACTCAGAGAAAAGACAACTTCTTGTAGAAGCAACTCTTGAATCTAGAAACGAAGCAGCTTCAGGTTTAGTTGCTGACTTAACTACATCATAATAAGACACGTATTTAGGGGGGTAACCTTAGTACTACTCCCCTAGTACTTAATTAAACAATTGAAGATCAGAGATAGGTTATGATCGGAACAATAGGATAATACAATGAGAACATTAAACGATTACTTTATAACATCAGCAATACCTGACGTATCATCAGCATCTTCAACTTTTGTTGTTGTGCCAGACGCAGGTAGAATTATTAAAATTTTTGCACATAACAAAGCAACTACTACAGGAACAGCAGCTATTACTTTTGAAATAGATGGTGTAGCTTGTACAACTGGAGCTATTAGTCATATAGCTGCAAGTTCTGCTGGAAAACAATATACTGCAGAACCTTCAGGTTTAAACGAAGTAAACGAAGGATCAGTAATTGAAGCAATCACTAATGGTGGTTCTACAAATGCTTCTAAAATGGAACTTACTTTCGTTATAAGAAGATAATTAATTATGGGGATGGAAACATCCCCTAACAAAAGGAACATAATATGAATTATGCATTAAGACATGGAGTTACACTTAAATTAACTTCAGGATCATCAAACACTAGAAGTGCTGCATTTACAGATGGAACAGAATATGTTAGAGTAGTTAGTACTATTGCTTGTCACATAGCAGTAGGCGTAGCCCCAACAGCTGCAGTTACTACACCATTATTACCAGCAGATGAAGTTGAAATTATTAAAGTATCAGCTGGAGAAAAAATAGGTGTATTAAGAATAGGTGGATCAGACGGAGAATTATACGTTACAGAACTAACTGAATAATTTATGGGTAAGATAAGATCAGTTGAATATGATGCAGGTGTAAAGACTAAATACATCCAAGAGTCTGATGGTCAATTAACTATCAATAACTCTCAAGATGTAAACCCTTTGTTAAAAAGAAACAAAGCTCTTTATAATCATGACTCTGGTTATATATCTGGTGCTAAAGAAATGAAAAGAGTGGCAAGTATTCCACCTTTAATACTTTCAATATGGGCTAAAGAATATAACGGAACTAACAACTG